ATTAGGTGCAAGTGCTGGTGGCTCTGGGGCAAGCGCTGGCGGTTGCGGTGCTAAAGGCGGTGGCTCGGATGCTACGACAGGTGGCAAGGGCGCTGGCGTTGGTGGCTCTGGCGGTGGTGTTGGTTCTGGTGTTTGTGTTGGTGTTGGCGTTGGCTCTGGGGCTGGCTCTGGCGCAACTACTGGCGGCGGGGTTGGCTCATCACTGACCACAGGCTGCGGCACTGGCGGATCGCTCGGGCTTGGTGTCGGTGTTGGCTCTGGCATCGGGGTGTCGCTCGGTGTGATTATTGGCTCGGGTATAGGTGTTGGATTAACTGGAGGAGGTTCAGATGGTAAGGGTTCTGGGATTATTCCTGCGTAGTAGCGTTGTGGATCATCTGGTGGCAAAGAGTCACTTATGTAAATTGTGTATGGGCCAGCCCAGCCACCCTCACAATAAAGTTGAGCAATGTTCCCCTTACCCTCAAAGTATGGGTTCGAGTTATCCCAACCAGTTGAGAATGTCTGCTGTTCGCCAGTTATCGGATCGCCACAAGTAATCTCGGCAAAACCAGTTGCGGCGAATGCTTTGGGCTGTTGCAATAGCATCGTGGCCCCTACGATGAAAGCGACAACTGCCACTCTCAAAGGCTTATTCATCAGACTAATTTGGCCTTGATCTGTCTGCCATCTAGGACTATCGGCGCAGCTGAATCATGCCAGATCCAAAAGCCCACCGGCATTGTTGGATCGCAGTCGATGGTGTGTGACCAGTGCAAGTGATAAACCTTGCCATCCCAGCCGCCAATGTTCTTATCATCGTGGCCAGTTTCATCAAGTTTGTCAGTTCCAGGGTAACGACCAAAGCGGCCACGCAGTACCGAGCCACCCTTGCTAAACTCAACGCGCAAGATTGTGATCCATTCCCACTGTCCAGCCTTGTCGACCTTGTAAGCAATGCCCTTTGGGTACTCGACCCATGTCCAAGTCTTTGGCGCGATTGTCTGCTTAGATTTTCCGCTTTCAACTTTCCAAAGTGTTGCCATTACTTGTCAAGATCCTTGTCGGCGTTTGTAAAGATGTCGTTAATTTCTGCATCGTCAAGTGAGCCATCCTTTAGGAATGCCCGGGCTAGTCCCTCAATTACTACGGCTACGCCACCAATGCCAGCAATGATGATTGCCTTGGCTGGCTCTACACCTGCCACAGCTGATGCTCCGACTACTGAAAGGCTACTGGCTGCAAACACTGCCACCATGCGTAAAAGAATGTTTTTTGTTTTGTTCATGCTCCAAGGACTGCTTTCGGATCAAGGTCCTTTCCTGCGGACCATCTGATGTTGTCGCGCATCTCAAAATGTAGATGCGGCCCTGATGAGTTTCCTGTGTTGCCTGATTCGCCAACAATTTGGCCCTTTGTAACCGTTGCGCCTGGTTTGACTCGTACTGCGTTTAGGTGTGCATAGATTACCCAGCCACCATCAACCTTTTGCACAACCTGGTTGCCATAAGCTTTGCCCCAGTTTGCGTTCTCGATCTTGCCGTCAGCTACTGCCAAGATTGGCGTACCGGTGGGGACTGCAAAGTCAACGCCTGTGTGGTAGCCCTTTGACCACATCTTGCCAGCCTTTTTGTAGGCTGTTGTGATCTTGCCATTCTTAATTGGTAAGGCCATGAGTTGCCCTTTCGTGTCATGGCCCTGTCATTAAAATTATTCTGTTGGTGCTGGTGGCTGACTGGCTTCTAATTCAAGATGCTCTGCGTATTCCTCGTCAGTCATTTCACGCACTAAATCGTTAATTTGCAATAAAGGATTCGTCATTGTTTCCTACTTCTTGTATCCATAAACGGCGACTGTGCCGCCTGTAAAAGTTCCACTGCTTGAAAGTATTTGGAAACCCTCCATTTGAGTGGTCAAAGAAAATCTTGCCACACCGTTATTAACGTAGACACGACCTGTATTGTAACTATTTGCTGACTGGTAAGTTAGAGAAGTTTGGAAAGCCAATTGTGGCTTGTATACATCTAGAGACATTCCAAATGACGGCACTGAACTTGATGTGCTTCCAAGTGTAAAAGATGTTTCTCCTGAACCCGATTTGTTTTCTGTCACGTTACTTGTGGAAAGGCCAACTGCGCCATACTCATAATTGGCACTTGTAACTGGACTAGTGCCATCTACAAGTCTAAATAAAACATTCGTGTCAGTTGCACTGCAAGCGTTAATGTTGACTACAATTCGGTAATTTGAATATGTGGAAGTAAAACAACTATCTATCTGAACACTGCTTACGGTTGTGCCAATAGTTGTTGCATTGACTAAAACTAAGCCGCCACTGCCCAATCCATAAACTGTTGCATCAATAGCATCACCCAACGCTTCAATGGCAGTTGCGCCATCCTTGACATAGTCAGTGCTGGTTGGTACTGGCCAGCCATAGTTCGGGGTAGTTGTTGCCATTATAGATCCTGCCATTCTGTCGTACTTGGAGTATAACCTGCCCAAGTTGTTGTTGGTGGTATTTGATACCAGATTACGGATGAGTATGTTTCGGAATATGCCGAGCAAGTCAGGGTCAAGTCGGCGGTGTATCGAGTCAGATTCCAAGTCCAGCCCTCGACAAACCCATCAAAGGTTGTGCCAAAGACTGCTGGCAATGCCGTTGTGCTAATTCGTAAGCCGTTGTAAACGGCAGCTAGTGAGTCCCGTGTTGCATCGGTAACTGTTGGCGAGTGCAATGGGATTGTAATCTGCTCTGGATACATTCTCGGGTAAGCCCTGGACTCGATAAAGTCGGCTGCCTGTGCTTGAGCATCGCTTAGATTGTGCAGTTGGGTTGTGCGAGATCCTGACAACTGGCCATAAAGAATGACTGACTGCTCATCTCTGGCGTTGGCAGTACCTGCCCGGTATGTCACGTTGGCATCGTTTACAATTTCGCCCCATTGTGCGGCGGTGCGTAAGCCTCGGGCAAGAATGTCGTCAGCTGTGAGTTCCAGTGGAGTTGCGCTGGCTCGGGCTTGGTAATCGTCATAGTGCAAATCACCATCGCCACCCTCCCAAAGCACACCGCGCCCCGAGTTGGCTGCATTGGTTGTCAGTGTGTAGGCATCGGCCTCGCCATCGTTGTAGGCCTGCAATTCGTATTGCCCAGGCACATCCACATTGGCCACCAAGTTATCGACCAAGGCTTGATTCGTTGCATCGTAACTTGCCCAAGTAACCCCGTTAGGCAAATCTGACCATTTGATCGTTGCGCCGACATCTGACCAAGACTGCAAAAAGGCTTCAGTTAAAATGTTTAAGATTCTTGTGCCGTCAAACTCTTTGGCGTAATTGCTACCGCCGACCAAGTGACGGTTCAGCTGCGAAAGTGGGCCAACGGCTGTGATGGCGTAGCGAGCGATTGAACCCTCTGACCCGTAAGCATCCAGGCTGATGTCGATGTCCGAAATTATGCCAGCAAAGATTTCTTGCGTTCCAGTCGTTCCCTTGTCTATCGAGATTGACACGGATTGACTCAAGGCTACGTTCAACGGGTCGCTGGCATCTGTCCAAAGGCTGATGGATGCGTAGCCTGGTTGCGGTTGACTGGTTACATCGTCACGGCCAGATCGAATCGAAATAGATGAGATCGTGTTATCCGCGTAAGTTGTAGCCCCTGCAAAGGTCACTGTGGGATAAGGATCGTAGGTGGTCACAATGTAGCCCCGACTAGATTAACTGCCCCTGTGCGCCTTGAGGAGTCTTGCAGTAGGCGTTCAATACTACGGCGGGCAGACTCACCGTCAATGACACCATTCATGATTATGGTCACGCCTGATCCTGCGCCGTTATCTTTACGGATTGAGCCAGATACGCCATTTGGAACAAACAACTCTGGACCAAATTCACCAACCCGAGCCACTTGATTTGCCATGACTGAGCCACCAGCTGCGCGACTCACATCGCTTTCCGCGCTTGAAAAAACAAAATCCCAAAATCTATTTCTGATAATGCTGGCTGGAAACTTATCAAGTACTGGCTTTACTTTTCCGTAGGCTGTTCCTAATTTATCAAAGGCGCTTGCAATACCATTTATGGCATTAGCGATGTTTTGTAATGCTGTTCCTGCTTCGGTTGCATTTGGTCCAGACATACTGTCAAACATTTTAGAAAAAGCGTCTCCCACATTTTTGATAGCCAAAACCAAATTATAAGCACCTGCGCCTTGGCCATCATAAACACCAGCCAGTTCTCTTGCTCGCTCGCTTAATCCCTCTGGATCATTTCCACCAAAGGCTGCAGCCATGAAATTTAGTTGTGTAATGACCTCTTTTGCAACTGGCAAAAGACTAGTTCCCATTGTAGTTTTAAGATTTTCCAGTTGAGCTGTAAGGATTTTTTGTTGTCCGGCAAGTCCATCCGATGTGCGGCTAAAATCCCCTTGGGCATCTTTAGTTTGATCCAAAATAACTTGATAAGTTGCTAAAGATTTGGCTTGGGCATCCAATGCTCCCTTGCCATCATAAAGGCCCATTTCCATTGCTTTGGCTTTAAGAGTCGCATCGTCAAGTAACACGCCATATTTGCGAATTGGTTCAGATTCTCCACGCAATGCCGCACCAATAGCAGTAATTGCTTCATCAGCATTGGTGTTGTAAAAAGATGCCAAATCTGCTGCGAGTGTTGTTGCGCCTTTACTAAAGGATGATAAATCTTTACCCGCTAATCCTGATGCCTTGCCAAAGGTTGCAAAGGTACTAGCCGCGCTTAATGCTTCTTTTTGGGTCAAACCCAATGCGCGATCGGCACTTTTTGCAAAAGCATTTATTTCATCAGATACATCGCCAAAAATAATTTCGGACTTGCTGATTTCCTCATTAAGATCACTTGCAGCCTTTACGCTTTCTAGGCCAATCTTGATTGCCATTGCACCTGCGGCAGCTGCGGCAAGAGCAAAAGCCTTAGCCATACGCTTGCCGTATTTTTCCATTTTGCCAGATAGGCCTTTGGCCTCTACGTCAGCCGTGTTAATACCAGTTGAAAAACCAGAAACATCTGCAAGCAGATTAAGTTTCATTGTCCTAACGTCAGCCATTTGTACGTGTCCAATTCTCGTAAACTTCGCCCACAGCTGCTTTCCAACGGCGAGTAATTTCTGGTTGCATTGCTTTCAAGGTAGGGAAAATCCAATAACCTCGGTTGCCTCGACCCTCACGCGGCGTGCGTGCCGGGAACTTGTAACCGCCATTTGGAAAGTTTCCAGCTGATCCAAAGGTGTTTCGATCAGATCCAAACTCGTTGCCAAATAGCAAGATGCCAGCGTTAGCACCTCCAGAGACTCGGCCACGCGATCCACCAATGGTTACATTTGGAATGCGGTCTTTGTTGGCTCTTACGGTTTGAGCAATGATTGCAGTCTGCCTTGGCATCGGTGCGCCAATGTAAGCGGCCATTCTGATGCCACCAGCTGTCCATGAACTAATGGCAGCCACATCATCTTTCAATGCTTTCTTGCTGTCATCATCCATCTTGCTGAGTGCTTTAAGCAATCCGCGCAAGTCCCTAAGGTCAGGCTGGAATCGAATGGTTTGTCTAGTGTCAGCCATTGTGTCCGTTCCTTTCCCTAATCAGTGACATTGCTGTGTTGATGTCTTGGAGTGACCAATGAATTAAGTCAGATAAAGGAATCCCAGTTGTGACGGCTATCCGCACTAGGTCATCCCTTAACTTTCTTTTGGGCTTTCCTCAACCACCTCGAACGAGTCAAACTCGTTGAGAACCCAAGCCTTTTGGTTAGGCATTTGGGTTTTGTTTTCTGCTTTTGCTGCTTTAAATAACATACAGGTAATAACATCTAACGAACCCTTGGCCAACTTTTCAGCTGCTTCTTGGACTGTGTACCCGAGTTCGCGTTCGATCTCGATCCACAGCCAAGCCTCATCATCACTCACTATGTAGTTATTGCCCTGTTTTGTTTTAATGTCGTATTGCATAATGGTTGCCCTGTTCCTTTTCGTTAGGCTCTTGAAACTGATCCATCCTCGACTACAAAGCTCAAGGATGTAGTAAGTACGTCAGTGGCCGCGCCACCAACGGTTGGGAATACTGGAAAGACGTTGCCAGTAAACGTATCACCGGGACCAACATCAAAGCTAAATGCCAGTGATGTATCTGGTGCTGCCTTAGCGGCATCCCATAGTGCTGAAATAATACCAGCGCTTGTGCTGCAATCTAGGTATAGTTCAACATTTAGTGTTGCAGTACGATCTACAGTCTTGTAGGCGCGACCCGATAGGACTTCTAACACTTGTTGATTGTTCTCTAGTTCAAGTGTAACTGTTGATGCTTGGTCAGCGTATGACACAGAGTTGATGCTCAAAGTCAGATTCCGACCAGTTATGTATGTTGCTGGCATGACTTGCCTTTCTAGTTGGTTGTGACCATCTCTATGTTGAGTTGGCTGATAAGCATGTCGGAGTTTCCGATTTGCTGGACTGTGGGTTGTGACCATCCACCCAAAAACGAAATGTTATTGGCTAGTAGATCGGTGACACTAAAAATCAAAGTTTCCAAGTTGGCCAAGGCCGCTTGGTTGTCAGCTGCGTTGACGATCACTGTGATGTCGAATCGCACATTGCATCGAGCGCCGCCAATGGCTGACACCGTGATGTAAGGAGATCCCGGCACAAGCACAATGGCAGGTGGCGTGATGTTCTCATTAGGGTATGAGTAAACTACGCGCCCGGCAGCTGCAAGAGTCGCGGCAAGCGTTGATCGGTAAGTCGCTAGATTAGCCAAGATAGCCTCGGGTATCTAGGTGCTTGCCTAGTAGGCCAGATACCCGAGTCAGCATTGAGCGACCCAATCGGTATGGCGCTGGAGATTGAAAGTCAACACCCTGCTGGCCAAGTGTGCCAGTGCGTGTGATCCAGATGTCGCAGGCAACGGCCATAGCAGCTTCGCGTACCTCTGGGGTTGTGTCGTAAAGAGCTGCTTGGCTGGTCAACACTGCTCGCCCATTAGGAATGACTGATCGCTTTGTGATGTCAGCATTGGTGATTGCGGCTTCAAAAAATGTAACCCCATACTCGTCAACGCCAACCTTGGTCACTGTGCGCGATCCGTCAAAGGGTGCGCCACACTTGCTGACCGTTAATGCTTGGCCGACCACGAATGTGTTGTCGTAGCAGTAAAAGCGAGCGACATTGCTTGTTAGCGATACGCCAGCAATAGACACATCGTCAAAAATTAAGTACGACAGGATTATGTTTTCGGCGCTGTCTGCTACCGCCTGGACAATAGGATCAGCGTAGATGTCGCCGATACCCAAAACGCTTTTGAATTCGCTTAGTGTAATCAGTGCCATTTCAATCTCCTATCGTGTAAGTGTGTGGGGGACACAGGGC